GTGATGAGCTTGCGATACTTCATCTCTTCAATGAGTAGTGTGTCATAGTGTGTATAGCGACACTTGAGTTCGATGTAGTGTCCGGCCTTAGCACTGATGCAGTCAAAGGAATCATAGATGCCAGGACTACGTTCTAGGTCAGGGTAGATACCATCTTTGAGATGGTCAAATAGTTCTTGTTCTTTCATCGGAACGGAGTCTCCCCGCCTAGTTTTTCCTGCAATCTACGCAGTGAGTTAGTACATCTGCGATCAGCAGTAGATACTGCACACTCTAGGAAGGCAGCAATCTGGTGCAGGGTAGCGTTCTCGTAGTGACGCATACGCAACGCCACTTGATCCTTCTCATCTAATTCTAAGTAGGCTTTCTTAATATCTATCAGGCTAGCAAGTAGGTTGCCACCTTCTGCTGGGCTAGATGATCCTCGTGGCAGGCCATCTTTAATCATCTCTTGTGCCTGCTCTAGCACTGTGCCACTTACAATAGATGAGATAACAAAGGGTAGTAGCTGGCCAAGCATCAGGGTATCGTAGTAAGCCTCATCACTTAACTGATAGCCAGACTTATTAGCCTTCTCCTTGCGTGCATAGCGTTCGACTGCACGCTTCATCTGCCAAGCGATGCGGCTTTGGTTATGTTCTAATTGCTTAGGATCTTCAACGCTCATCTGCTCAATGATGTAAGCGTTACGCGTGATAGCCCACGCTATACACTCCTGAGCAACATCTTCCTTCTCCACCCAATGCTTGTAGCGCCGGTGGACTGCATAAGCAACCGACGGCGCTAACTCATAGACAATCGGATGCAGCTCAGTCACAATCAGTAACTTCAACCTCTGGCCATACGCCATCTAAGACCATCATTGCAATAGCAGAGTAGTTCAATAGATCGAGGAATGAATCACGCAAGGACTCATTGCTAGGTTGTACATCTGAATCAACCAAGTTGTTGATGCGAGCTATCTTGTCCCACATACGTACACGCAGACCATTAAGTGGTCCACCTGGTGAGTGAGCAATATTCTTTGGGCCGTAGTCGTGATGCTTACGGATAAGTAAGTTACCTGCTGCATCCATAATGCGCCATACATCTGTAGCAAATTCAGGGTTTACCTTGTCGGTGTAGGGCGCAGTAGAACTGTCTCTGTTTCCGTATTGATCTCTAGGATCTGGAAGCCCATATGTTCCAAAGTCTGTACCATCTGTAGCCATTCGTCTCTACTCATCCTTTCGGTTCGCCCACTAGCAGGGTTCTGGTGGCATCTGCACCATACGCTAGGTAGTGATCGTTAATATCCATACCAGGTGGTAGTGTAACAATAGTTGAGTTCAATATCTCATTGGCGACACGCTTGGCAAAGTCAGCTCCTGGGTTACTGCCATCTTCTTTGATGTCGTTATCGCCTACAACAAAGATAGTTTCATATCCTGTAAATAACTTAGAAAAGTGTGGCTTCCAAGACTGTACGCCAGGTACTCCCACTGCTGGTATACCTAGCATCCCACTGGTGATGACTGCATCTAGTTCACCTTCGCAGATAACTATATGAGGTGACATCGGTATTACATCTGAGACATTGTAAAGGTGTGCCTTCTGCCCAGTAGGTGAACCATACTTAGGCTTGCCATCATCTATGCGCCTGAACTTAAAGCCTACGCAACTGCCACCGGCGGTGATGTAAGGGATAGAGATCCATCCTTCATACATCTCGTGACCATTCATCGGATCAGTCACTGTGCCTAGTTGGAACTTAGCTGCTACAAGTTCAGAGATCCCACGTTCTTCGAGTGCGACCAGAGTCTCTGGACTTACCTCTTGAGCGTATCGCTGCGCCGCTTCCAGTAGCAATTTCGACTGCGCGTTTGAGGCCATCCTTAAACTCCAAGTTCTCTATGATGCAGACTATGTTCACTGCATTACCACCCTTACCGCAGGTATGGCAGAAGTATAAATTCTTATACGTATTCATTACTGCAGACCTACGTGTGTCACTATGTAAGCAACACTTAACTGATACATCTTGTCCTTCTCGTACTTCCCCACCAAAGTAGGTAACGATTGGACCTATGGGGATTGAGTTTGCATCAGTGGAACCGGAACTCCCTCGACCTTTACCCAACCTTGACCAGTCTTGTGCTGGCATACGCATCCTTCACACTTCTCGTGCCAATGTGTGGCACGCTTGAGATGGTTCAGTGAGTTCTCCTCACCGCCTTTGATGCAGTTATCGCAGATCATACTTCATCCTCATAGTAACCCATCCATTCTGAATCCTCTTTGTAAAAACACCAAGAAAATTCACGGCCAAATAAAACAATGTGTAAAGCAAAGTCTGCTTCGTTATCTTTGAGCCAACCTATATTAAAGTAATCTCTAATGGTTGCAATCTTCATAGTTTGGAATCTAGTTTTCATCTGGTAGATACTCCTCGACTGCTTCTTCAGCATCAGCTGCAGCAATAGCTGCATCAATTACAGCATCAAGTTCTTCTGCAGATTCTGGTACAAGTATCTCTGATGTGGTGATTTCTCCATTTGGTACTGGCATTATTGTTACTACCTTTCCCCATCTCTGGGATTGACTCATCGGTTTACCGCGTTGTGCAGTACGCCGTCTATGACCAAGAGGTCTAATGGTCGCTGCCATCTGACTTCTCCTTTAACCATTGTGTTAGATCTTGGATGACCCAAGCCTTATCTATACCAGAGTTGCGACGCTTAACTACAACATAATGCAGTGGCACTTCCCCAATACCACGAGCTTTAGCGTAGTTAAGCGCCTCAACTTCTGCTTGCCTCCAGAACTCCGGCAAGTCTAGTCTCGCCGTGTTCTTGAGTTCTAGTATGTAGGTCTGTCCCGCGACAACACATACTAAATCTCCTTCGTCATCTTTACCCGCTAGACGTAAGCGGTCAGCTACTTGACCCATAGATCGTAGCCATTTCATAACATCTATTTCAAAGGCAGCACCCTTAGCCTTATTGTACTTCGGGTTGCTCATCTACCAGTACAACCTTGTTGATCTTGTAGACCACATCGCCTGCTTCATCCTTAACCAACTCGACGATACCAGACTGGAGCAGAGCACCAACGAAGTTGGTTAGGTCTACCTTGATTGCATCAACGTCTGTACGCAGTGCCTCGATCTTAAGATTCTCTCGGTACTTATTCGATAAACTTTCTTCAGCCATTTAATTCCCTATCTATTGTTGGACTATGTAATCGCCTTGGTATCCATTTACTGCATCGTTTCTTAGCATAACACCCCACGCATTTTTATCCGATATCTGACAAGCAGCATAGTTTACAAAGAGTGTTACGTAATCCTTACCATCTGCAGCGTGTGGACCAAAGCGGTTTTTAACAACGGCTACCTTCAACTCACCATTAGATGGGTCATAACCAAGCGTTAGGATCAGCGCCGGCAACTGACTCACCTTGCCGTGAATGGCACGTCTAGCAGGTGGGTTAGATGGTGATCCATACTCACTCTGCTCAGACACGTGGTGTAGCACAAGTACGCAGGCTTCAGTCTTACGTGCCATATCGTGCAGCTCCATCATTATTGCACGCAAGCCAGCCCACTCATTGTCAGTCTCTGCTGCTACGTTCATTAAGTTATCTATAACAATTAACTCTGGAGCCTTGCCATAGAGTTCTACATATGCCCTGATCTCTAACTCGATATCGTCTAGTGATGGCGATGAATCAAAGACCCATTTGATATGTTCTAGTTTCCCAAAGTGTTTATCGTAGTAGTGCTTATCCTTAGATAAGTTTGACTCCACCGATATCTGTGAGTGACCAGATGCAACAGATGCTGCTCTCATCATCACAGTTGTAGTATCAGTATCTGCTGAGAAGAACAGTGTTGGTACATCTGCCTTCATCGCATAGACAAGAGCGAACATAGACTTACCAGCGTTAGGGGCTGCAGCTACCATACAGACTTGTCCTCGCCGGAACTTAATCTGCTTGAGTGATAGCGCTTGCCACACGTCAGGAAGCGGTGTTGCTTTGGTAAGCACTCCACTCCAGGCACGTGATAAGTCAAGCAACGCTTCCTCCCTCTAATGCTATCCGTCGTTTACGTCTAATTATCCTGCGTTCGCCTTCAGCGATTCCTCCCCAAATGCCGTGACTTTCATTCTGTATTCCCCACTCAGCACATTCTGACTGATGTGGACATCTTCTACAGATTGATTTAGCCATTACCATCTCGGTTGTGTTGTTACTTCCAGTTTCCTTTTCAGGAAACCAGAAGTCGCCACCTACTGAAGCGCAAGCAGGGTTCTCATAGAACCGAGGCTCGCGCACCGATCATCGAACCCAGATAGTGTCGCACTTGTCTGTTGCACCCTTTGGTGCAGCACACATATAGCCCTTCCAAGGTCCCTTGCTTGATGTTCCCTCACGAAATGCCATCACTCCGTGACGGCAGACATTGCCTGAACTAGTAGGTTGATCTTGAGTAACAGGTGTTGCATTAAATGCTGCAGCAACTGATGCAACTGTTGGCGCTGGTGCTGGTGCTGCTGCGCTAGCACCTAGCTCAACACCGGTTGCCTTGATGTTAAGTGCGTTCATAGCAAGATCTGCTAGTCCTGCTTCTAGTTCTGTAACTGATGCAGCATAAAGATTGATAAGTGTTCCATCAGATAACTTGTAGTTAACTTGGAACTTTGTTCCTTCTGTAGCCATTTATTTTCCTCCACTAGGTTTGATGTTTAGCCTTGCAGTTTCCTGTCCAACACTTACTGGGACATAACCAATAAGTTCTTTTACTTTATCTTTGTCAACTGTCTCACGACCCTTGACCTTTGTCCAACTGATTTCAATACCGCTAGCAGTAACGCCAACAGTTCCCTCGAAAGAACTTTTGATTGAATCTCTTTCAGTTTCTAGCTCTTTAATCTTTGCATCTAATTGTAAAAAGTGCAACGCGTTCTTGTCAATTTGCTCATCCTCAATGACTACTTCACTCAGGACGATATGTTCTTTTTTTAAGCCAACACAACCCATCTGACCTGATGCGTCATAGTACTGGCAGTAGTGCTTGCAGAAGGATTCATCCTTCTCAGGTTCTGGAGCTGACTCCATTGCCTTGACTTCAGTTAACCACTCCATCGCCTCTAGTGCAACATCTTCATCGTAAGGTTCTGAGTGAACCTTGACATCCTTCTCAGCACCATCACGAGCAATAGCAACTAGGTTGACAGTGTTGACCGTGTGACCATTCTGCGCTAGCAGATAGCCATAGATCTGCACCTGCCAACGTTGTTGCTTTGTTGGGAAGTAAGAAAGGTTCTTGACCTTGCTTGTCTTCCAATCCACAACTGCGCCGGTGCTAGGTATAAATAGATCCACGTGTGCTTTCATATCACCGTGTTCTACTGCAGTCTCTACCAGGTAGTCCTTGCCATCTGGATCTAAGTGACCGATAGCCTCTTCGATTGCAGCGTGGATAGCAGTACCCATAATTGCAGCCAGCTTTGACTGGTTATCGTTAGTCTCTGGTTGTCCGTTCAATCGGTACCAGACCTTACGACGGCAACCACCTATCTCTGATGGACCTACCTGTGTCTGTGTACTGCGATCACGAGAGGCATCCTTTGCGTGGAGTACTGTCAGTAGCAGTTCTTTGGGATCTGTAATCATTGCGGGTTCCTTACTATTTTTACTGCTTTGTGTAAGCCATCGTTATAGCCTTCTTCGTATTTGCCATACGCAACTGGAAGATATTGATCTTCAATGTCTTGTGCGATCTGCTCACGCAGTTCTATCTCCATAATAAACGGAGCTGCTGATCTGCGACCAGATTGTAGCGCTTCTTCTATTGCATACTTTAGAGTCTTTTCCATTATCGTTTATCCGTATACTGTAGAAACGCATCTAAAGCATAAGCGCAGACGAAGCCAATAAGCAAACCAAATAAAAATCCGAGCATTTATCTATCCCTTCTCTTGAGTAACTAATTGAATCGGAGGACAGGTGTTCACGTCAAGCACCGACGCGATCTTTATTGCGCGTTCTGCTACAACCTTAGACATCAGTAAAGACTTGTACGATCCTGGCTTGAGCGAGTATAGATAACCCAAGGCAAATGCTCCACCGCTACCGGCTGCAAAGAGTCCACGCTCACTAGCGTTGAAGGATAGATCTGATCCGATAGAAAATAACATCCCATCGAAGGCAATGAGGTAGGCAAAGCTGGCTTCCTTATCGGATGGATCGTATCCATTATCCTTAAAGGCAGCGTAGATACTAGGCAGTACTCGCTTACCCATCCAGTCCACAGGATCGTAGTTCTTATACGTTGGTGGTTTCCAATTAAAGGCGAGGATATCCCCAGGACGTGAGTCGCCCGTGATACCTAACAGGTAGTCGCCCACGTGAACGATCTTCGGAGTCTGCGTAGATATGATGCGCTGATCGTTATCGGTGATCTGACTATCGGAGGCCATCACTACGAAATCAGATCCTTGAATACCTACCAGAGTTGTCATTGGCAGATCATATCACGGCGTGTCGCAAGACACACTCCTACTAGGGTGTGTGTACAATATGAGCCGTAGGCGAATAACAGTACAGCGGCCCTTATCGGGCCGAGGAGTAGAAAGGCCCGACACTATGCGGCTCCGTCTACTCTCCCTGCCATCTTTACGATGGCGCAGAAATACCCTTCCTAAGCCCTTTGGAGCCGATCTGAGGGGCTTAGGCCCCGTCCACGCCTGTACCTGTGGGTGTACCGTCTTTAACATTATGGCAGCCTTTGAGGATTACGACATAGCTTGGTGGCATCTCGACGGAACCTGTGCCAACTGCGGAAATCTGCTAACAATTCCCTGCCCAGTAGACAATCCAGAGGCATAAAAAAAGAAGCCCTCCACCCAGGATTTCTCCTGAGCAGAGGGCCATTGCCTCGCGCTTATGGGTTAATTACTTAGACCCACGACCAAACTCTGTTGCCTTTGGGTCAAGTGCCTTGAGCAGTGGACCTGCAATAGCAGCGATACCTGCTGATGCTAGAGCCTTTGGATCTGTAACTCCTGCAAGGTATAGCGCAATTACTGACGCCACTCCTGCACGAAGATATGTTGCGAGTATTGCTTTCATCTTTGCATTGATTTTCATTTGTTTTCCTTCTTCTTGGGTAGAGGCTTAACTGCTGCCTTTACTTTGTTGATGGCCTTTGGCTGGGGGAGCCAAGGGAACCAAGGTGAGGTGTCGTTACCGCACTCTTCCTTGATCGAAATATGCAGGTGCTTGTTGTGTGGGTTGGAACCGGTGTACTTGCGTTCACCCTTTTCTGCAGACCAGATTCTTCCCTTAAATATCAGGTACTTAACTCGTGGATCTTTCTGTAACTCTAGGTAGATCACTGCACAAGCAACACCCTGTCCTGGATCAGTAGTTAGATCTACTGCAAAGCCAGAGTTGTGATCTGAGTTAGGGTTCTGATGAACGTGTGCTGCGCTAGGTAGCAATCCATCTGATGCCTTGTTGCGCTTAGGCCAGTGTGCAGTTGCCTGACGTAGTACTGCGATAGCAGCAGGTGTAGCCTTCTTTGCTAATGGGATCATAGTTCATCTTCCTTCTTTGGTTTGTCTTTTAGTCCGTTACCTGCAAGTACTGCTCCTAGGCTTCCTGTAAGGAATACAGTAAGCGTAGTAAGTAGTTCAATGAAGGCTCTGTCATTTGGCGCTTGTTCACCCAAAGGTTGTGTTACAAATATCAATGCCCACAGGATTCCGAAGACTGAGCCTAGAAATACCACACCTAGTATTGCTCCAATAAAAACAACAAGTCTTGCTTTGAGTTGCTCATTAGTAAATCTTTGTCTAGCCATTGAAGGTACCCTCCGGAAGAATATCTTTTGTACAAGTTCCTGTTGGAATACACTGAGGCGGGTTACATTCTGAGTTATCCCAGTTCTGATATTCCTGACACGGGTATCTAACCCAACCTTGGTAACCGCAACCGCTAAGAGTTATTGCGAGAAAGAAGGATGCGATAAATTTCTTCAACTTGTCGCTCCAATCTATTTACCGAATCTTTAACACTTGAACCACCGTTAGGCTTGAGTTCATTGAGGTAATGCTTAACCATCCAACGTACTGCTGCAGCAAAGCCACCAAATATAGTCATTACAGCAACTGTTAGAGTTGCGTAGTCTTGTGCTTGCATTAGATTGTCCTAATCGTGACTAGAAGTGTGCCGCCAAAGCCAGAGAACCTTTTATCCTCTGGAGTCTTATTCATAAAGTCCATCTCTTCGATGATGCCTAGGTATTCCTCACCAGTTCTAAAGTCCTGGACTCGGATAGTGTCACCAACATTTTCAATAGCTTCTAGTTGAGACATACGCT